CTGTAGGTGCTGATGTAGATGGTCATCTAGGCCCAATCACTTTAGCGCTAGTGAATCATAAAGACCAACTAGGCTTGATTAAAGCATTTAGCGATCAGAAAGAAGCATTCTACAAAGGTATTGTAGCTAACAAACCATCGCAAATAATATTCCTTGATGGTTGGTTAGCTAGAATAGATGACGTACAGGAACGAGCTATCAGAATGATTACTCAGCCTAAGTCTTAGGTAATTTTTTTAAAAGTAACTCACGAAGTTCTTTCATTTCTTCTTTAGTCATGTTTTGCCTCCATTTTTGGTTTTGTATTACAAGAAATTTTTTTCTTACATAATTCCATGACGTTTTTCAATTTCACGAGCAAATTCTATCGCAGTACCACCATGTACCATTGCAACATTCATCCATATTTCAAGGATAACTGTCTCAGGTAATGGGGTATGCATTGTCTTCATTCCTTCTGTAAAACCATCTTCAAATGCACCGTTATTCATGAATGTAACTTACCTTTAATAATTTTATGGACTTGAGGGATGATATCGGTATATCCCATACGGAATGATAATTGTGCGTTATTAACAAAAACTTCAGGCAACACAATCGGATCAACTTTCTTATTAAACATATCAACACTAACAATTGGTGTTTTTTCTACAGAGTAATAAGTAGTTTTTCCATTGCCATGTTTATATATCTTTTCTTGTTCTATTAGTAATGGAATGCAGAACTGCACATGCGACCTTGCAAAGCCTTGTTCTGACAAACTTGTAGTAGTACGATTTGCTTTTTTTATTTCTAAATAAATTTCACTACATACATCAAGGATAAGTCTGTTTACCACAGCCATATTAAGACTCCAACTCCAATTAAAATAACAATCCAATGGAACGTGTGATACAACAATTTTGCATCATCAATTTCATCATCTGAATAGTGCATCATGGTATTAGTGCCTCATTTGTTATTTCAATACGTTCACGAATAGTTCTTAATGCAGAATAACGCTGATGTAATCTAGTCATAATGCGTAAGCTTCTGCGACCTTTTCGTTCATCAGCTAACATCGTATAAACAGTTTCTTCATTCTGATTATTTAATATTTCATTAAGATGTCTCCAAGTCATATTCATATACATGCCTTTAACGTATTTAGTAATATGTAAAGAATTGTAGCACAGTAAATAATTTTCTTACAACTACTATTTTATGTTGATTGTATTTATCATATTTGCGAGTTAAAATAAGAAGAAAATTACTGTAAGGATATGGTATGCCGACAGCCGTAGTTATGACTTACGATAGCCTTGCTTCTGATATTCAGGGTTATTTAGAACGTACTGACACTGCAACAGTTGAGAAGATTCCAACATTCATTATGTTAGCGGAATCAGTCATAGCTTCAGAAATCAAGTTTTTAGGTAATCTGACAGTTGTAGAAAGTACAATGACTATCAGTAATCCTATCTTGCAAAAACCATCTCGTTGGCACAAAACAGTTTCCATGAACGTCACAGTTGATGGTGAAAAACAACCTGTATTTTTACGTAAATATGAGTATTTACGTGAATATTGGCCCAATGATACAAAATTAGATGTACCAAAATTCTATTGTGACTATAACTACGATAATTGGTTAGTAGCTCCAACACCATCTGCAAACTTTGATTTTGAAGTTTTATACTACGAACGTGTCCAACCGTTAGACTCCACAAATCAAACCAATTGGTTTACTATTTACGCGCCACAAGCCTTATTATATGGTTCATTGCTACAGGCTATGCCCTGGTTGAAAAATGATGACCGTATGCCGATGTGGAAGGCTGAATATCAAGCAATTATAGCAACCCTTAAAGCTGAGGATGTGACTAGAATCGGTGACCGTCAAGCAACAGTTTTAGATACTTAGGATAGATTATGACAACCTATAATTCCCCATTTAGCGGTAATGTAATTCAGCCAACTGATGTCAGTTATCAACAATTCTATTTAACAGCAGACATTGTTCTTTGGTGGCCCATTAATGGTGTTCCACCTACCTATGACGTTGCCGCACGAATTATGGATATCAGTGCTTCAGGTAATGGCTTTACTATCGCTATGCCTCCTGCAAATCAGGCATCAGTAGGTCAAGATGCATTATTCAATAATACAGGTGCTTATAACATCAATATTATTAACTATACGTCAGGTGCAATTACAACAGTTGCGGCAGGTAAGTCTGAGTATATTTACATTACTGATAACGCTACAACAGATGGTGTATGGGGTGTAGTAGGTTTTGGTGCAACGACTTCTAATGCCAATGCGGCAACCTTAGCAGGATATGGTCTTCTTGCAATCGCCAATACATTAAATCAAAGCCATCCTATCAAAGCTGTTGTAGATGCATATACATTTTTACCAAGTGATAGAGCTAATACGATGGTTTGGAGTGGTGGTGCAGGTTCAGCTACCTTAGATACAGCAATTACCATTGGAAGCAATTGGTTTATATTATTGAAGAATAATGGCACAGGTACATTTACAGTTAATACTACTGGTGGTGATACGTTAGATCAACAATCTACAAAAACATTCCAACCTAATGAATCTGCATTAATAGTATGTACAGGTGCAGGATATATTACAGTTGGCTATGGCACGAGCAATACATTCTTCTTTACTGCATTAACTAAAGCAGTCACTACAGGCACATATACCCTAAGTATTTCTGAAGCACAGTCTATTATTCAAGAATATGTAGGAAGTTTAGCAGGGAATGTGACAATAGTTTATCCACCTGTTGTTGCTCTATATATTGTAAATAACCAAGTAACTGCAAATGGTTTTTCATTACAAATTACAACAGGGCTTGGTGGTAGTAATACAGTTGCTATTCCAACAGGACAAACAGTATCACTTATTTGTGATGGTACTAACTTCTATAATGCAAATACTGTGCAATCAGGTGCTACGGTAGGTAGTTTAGCGAATGGTACTGTAGGCGCTCCCTCACTTAACTTCTCACTTGAAACAAGTACAGGGCTATATAGACCTGGTGTAGGTACGATGGGTTTATCTATATTAGGTACTAATCTAGTGACATTTAGTGCAACTGGAATAGCTGTAGCAGGTACAGGAAACTTTACAGATGGCATCTCAGGTGGAGTCTTTTAATGGCTAAAAAGGTTTTTGGACTAGATACACAACCAGGCATACAGCGTGATGGTACTGTAACGGACAGAAACTTCTATTCAGATGGTGAATGGGTACGCTTTCAAAGAGCTAGACCACGTAAGATATTAGGCTATCGTGAGATTGTTAATAACCTAGCAGGGCCATCAAGAGGCTTATTTATTGATCCTGAAGATGCTTTTTCTAATATCTATAGTGGATATTCTGATGGCATACAAAGTGTACAAATTAATTCAGTAGGTGTTGGTGCAGGTGTGATTGATTGGACATTGACAGGCTTTACTCCAAATCCTAATAACTTATGGCAATTTGATGATTTATATGATGCATCAGGGGCAGGAGTTGCTTTATTACTAGCTCATCCAGGTCAGAATTTAAGTGTAATTAATAGCCAAGTTAATACACCTGTTTTGGGTGGTGATGATGAAGGTTCAGTAGCAAATCCTATTGGTGTATTTACAGCCGTTGGTGCTACCAATACAACTACTACGATTACATTAGCTACAGCTAACTTCCTAGTGGGTGCAGGGCAACTAGTTACAGGTACAGATATTCCAACAGATACGCACGTTGTTTCAATTACAAGTGGTATAACAGTTGTCTTATCTCATGCCGCTACAGGTACACATACAGGAATTACATTTACCTTTGATAATCAAATATCTGTATCAGGTGGTGTAGTAGCGCTTTATCCTTACGTATTTGTTTATGGTAATAAGGGATTAATTAAGAATTCTTCAGCAGGAAATCCTAGTGATTGGGTATCTCCTGATGCTAATGAAACTAACGTATCTGCAACCAAAATTGTAAAAGGACTTCCAATTCGTGGTGGTACGAATGCACCATCAGGATTGTTTTGGTCATTAGATTCATTGATTCGTGTTTCATATACGCCTACAACAGTCACTGTTGGTGGTACTGCATCTACATTCTATTGGCGTTATGACATCATTTCTAGCCAAACCTCTATATTGTCATCTCAATGCGTGATTGAATATGATGGTATCTTCTATTGGATTGGTGCTGATAGGTTCTTGATGTACAACGGTGTGGTTAAAGAAGTACCGAATCCAATGAATCAGAACTACTTCTTTGATAACTTAAATTATGCTCAAAGACAAAAAGTTTATGCGAGTAAAGTTACGCGGTTTGGTGAGATTTGGTGGTTTTTCCCTACTAATGGTTCTGAAGAATGTAATGATGCCATTATTTACAATGTACGTGAAAATGCATGGTATGACACAAATCAAGCATTAGGTGCAAGACGTACAGCAGGATACTTTACGCAAGTGTTCCCATTCCCTGTGAATGCAGGTGTAGATATCAATGCTACAGGTGCTGTTAATGTAGTCAGTATATTTGGTGCAGGTACTCTTTATACAGATGGTACATATCCATTTACCTCATTAACAGGGGGTACAGGTCAAAATGCAATTGCTACGATTGTAGTAACAGGTGGCTTAGTTGTCAGTGTTGAAATCACTTATAAAGGACTTGGCTATACTGTTGGCGATACATTATCAGCAGATTTACCTGTAGGTTCAGGATTTGAATTAAATGTGGTTTCTGTTCAAAATTATGTTTCACTTTATCAGCATGAAATTGGTACAAATGCAGTTATTGGTGGCAATACATTGGCTATCAATAGCTATTTTGAGACTAACAATTTAGGTTGGACAACAGGTGGCCCTGCAACGCAATCATTGGTTGGTGATAACTTTTGGTTAAGACTAGAACGTGTAGAACCTGACTTTGTGCAAACAGGTGATATGTCATTAGTCGTGACAGGAAGACCATATGCTCAAGCAGAGGATCAAGATTCAGCACCCTATGTATTCTCTCCTGATACACACAAGATAGATATGAAAGAACAAAGGCGTGAACTACGTTTACGATTTACGAGTAATGTTGTTAATGGTGACTATCAATTAGGGTATGTATTATTAGTCGCGGAAATTGGAGACGTGCGTGGATACTAAAATTTCAATGAGGTATGTTAAGAAAGAAATAGCATAATGGCATTAGCCCTAGTTTATGATCCGCGTGGACATACCTTTGAGTCATGGTCAGCTTTAATGGTAGAAGCTTATGCTTCACAGCAATTGCAAACTAATGTAACAGAGAAAAATTGGCAAGATTGGGCAGTAGGACTTAATGCGATAGATATCTTTGCACAAGAAGCTATTCCAAGTCCTTATGCATTTTTTAGTTGGAACGATTGGGCAGAAGCAGTCGTTAACGTAGTAGGTGAAAACACAAATGGAATTTATTGAGCTATTTAATCAAGTCGCAAGAGTAGCTAAACCTGCACATCCTCATTTTAACAATGCGAAAGCAATGAGTGATAAAATGGTTGACATTGAAATTGATAGTCTTGATGGACTTTTAATGATGATGTTTTTCTGTGAACTGTATGGGATAGATCCTGATATTACGAAGGAATGGTATCCAACAACAATACAGGAATTCTATGACTTATTGTATGCTAATAAAACAAAAGAACCAACCTCTGTAGAAGAAGCAATTGAGGCTATTAAATGAGAATATTTTTAACTCATTATAGGACTGCATCTACAAGTTACACAGAATTATTGGAAGACATTGCATATCCACAAAAGGTGCATTGGTTTCCTGAACTATATAACAGAGTGAAATCAGGTTTGTTTTATGTTCCACATAAACTTGCTGATAAAGTTTTAGATCCTGAATTACTAAAGTATTTACGTGAAAATAAAGTCGGTAAAACCGCATTTATTTTAGCATCAGGAAACGGACATTTTGCAGGAATTAACCAACGCCCTGCACCTGATAATAGATTGAATTATGTTTATAAGTTTTTACCGTTTACGTTAACACAAGTATATGCAGGTAGAACTGCACAACTATGTGGTGAAATGGATTTAATTACGACTGATTCAAGTGCATGTGCATCTAGTCTTAAAGCATTAATGGATGTACAAAATCTGATACAGCACTATGATTATGATAGAGTTATTGTATTATCTGTAGAAGATAGCGTAACGAATACAGTATTAGACTTTTTTGGTGAATCTAGAGCTTCATTAGTTGCTAAAGATGAACTTGATGGTACGAAACCATCAGCCTTTGATAGTAAGAATGAAGGCTTCTTTGTAGGTCAAGGTGCAGTGTTTGCTGTCTTTGAATCAGAGAGAGCTAAGTTTAAGTTAAGAAGTACTGCTTACGCAACCCTACGAGGGGCATACAGTGCATCAGAATCGTCTGTAAACGCGATAGGACAGTTAGAGTCAGGTGAAGGGTTCATCAAGGCAATTAAAGGGGCTTTGAAGTACGCTAATGTGACTGCTAAAGAAATTAAAATAGTAAAGACTCATGGTACAGGTACAGCTTCTAATAATAAAGCTGAAGCTGAAGCTTTAAAGATATTGCCTGATTTTGTAGCAACTTCTTATAAGCAGAAGATTGGACATACGATGGGTGCTAGTGGCTTATTGGAAACATGTCTTTTATTAGATGATATGCGTAATGGATTTGTACCAAAGATTGAAAATAGGACAAAGGATGATGATGTCTATCTGTCTTATGATGCTAAACCGCCTAAAGGATTGATATTGAGTCTAGCCGCAGGGATGGGAAACATTTACTCAGCGGCTATATTGGAGGCTATTTAATGGCTACAGACAGCAAACAGAAGATGCTCAATGTTGATGAAATCATCAAGACTACTGCACAGGAAACTAAGGTAGGTAGACCTGCTGATGATGTATTTAACATGCTTAAAGTTGAATTAAGTATGCCCAACATTTGGAAGTGTAGAGAAGGCAATACTCTGTTTATTGTTCATAAATCTCCTCATGCTGGCTATGGCTACTTTCGTGCATTAAATGCTGATACTGCACAAAACTATGTAGAAAATAGTAAGCTATTTATTGATGCCGCATATAAAGTTGGCTTTGATGTTCTAGTCACTCAATTTCAAGATCCAACGATTCTCAATGTGTTTAAGATTATCTCTCGTAATCCTGTAAGAGAAGGGATGGGATTTGCTTCTCAAAAGACTAATTCTGATGGGTATCAAGTAACAGTACAACTTGGGCCACCACGAGGAGCTAAATCATGAGTGTAGTTCTTGATGCAGTAAGTTCTGTAGTTGGTGCAGTTGCTGATGTTGTTGGTACAGTAGCTGAAACTGTTGTCAATGTTGCAGATACAGTAATCCAAACCGTTGCTGATAATCCACTGTTAATCGTTGCCGCAATCGCCGCACCTTATGCTTTAGGGGCATTAGCCGCAGATGCAGGTGCAGGTATAGCAGGTGTAGGTATGGATTTAGGAGCAACTGTTGCTGGAAGTACTGCAATACCAACAGCAATGTTGGATGCCGCAGTTGGAGCAACTACAGGAGCAATAGGAACAGGAGCTACTGCTTTAGGAGTTACAGGTGCAGGAATTGCAGGTGGTGCAGGAGCAATGGGTATATCAGCCGCCGCAATGGAAGCCGCGGCAGTAGGAACTGCTTTAGGTACTACCTCTATGGCTTCAGCCTTTGCTTTCCCAAGTACAACTGAAGCAACTAACTTTGGTACTTCAATTCTTGATACAACGAATTCTTCATTGGCAGTCGCAGATACATCACAGATGACTGCAAGTAATGTTTTAGGTAATCAAGCTGTCAGCGACTTCGCTACTACCTTAAATCCAATGGTTACTGAGCAAGCAACGAATGCAGTCAATCTAGTGAATAGTGGTATGCCATATGGTGAAGCTATATCAAGTGCTACCAATGGTGCTGTAAATCCCAATCCTATTGGTGAGATATTTACAAACTCTACTACAAACATTGCAGACACTTACAATACTTTGTCTAAAGGCGCTCAAAGCATGATGCAGAATATGGGTCAAACCATACTGCCTGATGCTAATCCGCTAGTACAGAAGTTTGTCACTAATACTGCTGTCAATACTGCCCTTAATGGTGGTGATGTAACTAAAGCTTTAGAAGGTTCTGCGTTAGGGATGGGAACTGGATTATTAGGTAATGAAGTTACAGGATTAACGAGTGATACATTAGGTAATACAGGTTCTAAGATTGCAGGAAATGCCGCATCTTCACTAGCTACAGGGGCAGTCACAGGACAGAATCTTGGTGATGTAGCTAAGAACTTTGCGATTGGTACAGGATTTAACCAAGTTGCACCTATTGTTAATGATATTACAGATTCACCAACGACAACCAATGCGTTATTAAATACTGCTAAAGGTGTGATTGGTGGTCAAGACATAGGCACTGCGGCAACAGGAGCAGGGATTGGGGCATTAACTTCTGTAGCCAATAATGCATTAGGTTCAACTAATCCTAATAGTGTAGCAGGGGCATTAACAAATATTGGTAAGGGATTAGCAACTCAGGCTGTTAATCAAGCTGTCAATCCACCAGTAAATGCAACACAATCAGGTATGGCAACGAAGCCACAAACCTTAACAAGCGCTCAAGTAGCTAAATTAGTTCCTAGTACTCAACCCACAGGTGGATTACCAACTACTTCTACTATGCCAGCTCAAAAAGTAGATGTATCAACATTAACGCCAATAACTAATATTTCCAATCTATCTACGATATTAGGGAAGAAGGTATAGCCATGCAAGTTCTTACTAAAAGAGTATCAGGAAACCAAGCACCAATCACCCCTGCGGATTTGCCACCACCTGCGTTTACATCACCTGAGACCGAATATGTTCCAATGATTAGTCGTGGTGCTAAAACACCTATTACAAATGTTGGTAGTGGACTTGGAACACAAGGTAACGCTCAGACAAATATCACTCCTGCAAAAAGTGGAAGTGCAATACCAGGTGCGATTCTTGGTGGACTTGCAGGAACTGCGGCACAAGCTATATTAGGAAGTAATCCATTAGGTGCTGTTGCAAATATTGTTAAAGGTGCATTAGCGCCTAAACCAACGACAGGTACAGGTGCAGGTTCATCTACTCAGATTAAAGTTCCTCAAACTGGCAGTGGTACTAATGGTGCATTAGCAGGAATGGGTACGGTTAATACGATTACATTCCCACCAGGAACAACACAAGCAATAATAGATAAACAGTATCCACCTGTTAATGGTCAGCCACAATATACGCCATCAGGTGTAGATATGAAAACTGGTGATATTATTGCTACACCAAATTATAATATTGGTGGTGCTAATTTAACAGGTTCACCTGCACCTACAGATACATCTCCATTACCTGCTACAAGTGGTAGTGGATATTTCCAAGATGCATCAGGAAATATTTATGATAGTAATGGTCAACTATATGCTGTGAATACTAATGGTACTTATTATGTAAATCAGGGTAATGGTAATTGGGTTGATGCAAATAGTTATGTGGATCCTAATGCTAATTCAAATACAAATAGTTCAGCACCTATTGATTACACTGCACCTGTAGATACTACTTCTACCTATACTCCTACAGATACATCAATAGCACCAAATTGGACATCAACACCAGGTACATCTGCTGATTACACAGGTGGTGGCTATGACCCTAATGCACAACCTGTAAAAAATGGTGGTTCAATTCATATGAAGCAAGGTGGTTTAAACCCACCATTAATGGCAAATGGTGGAGGTGTTAAAATGGCATACGGTGGAACTCCAACTCCATCTGTTAATACAGAT